AGACATGAGTTTTTCAGCACCCGACTCAATACCAGTTTGGATTTGAGTCTTAACTTTTTCTGCTTCAGCAGCCTTAACGGCTTCTGCTTCAGCAGCTTCTTTTTGTGCAGCTTCTTCAGCTGCTTTTGTCTCGGCTTGCTTCATGGCTATCTTAGCAGCAGTTTCCTCAGCTACTTTTTTAGCAAAAGCTTCCAAGTCAACGGGTTGAGTTGTCTCTTCAGACATTGTTATCTCCTTTTGGACTTGCGCCCCGTCACTATTAGTGAAAGTTTTTTTGAAGTTTTCGTACTCTTCCATAGAGTCAAAAGACTTCGCCAGTGAAAAAGTAGCTGATTGATTACATGGTACAGATACTACCGATACCTCAAACAACTCAGCGTCCTTTATCTTTAAACCGTCGGTTTCCTCGATATAATCAGCGTCCTTGACTCGGAAACCAACAGAAAAGGCTCCAAGAACACCGTCTTTAACTAAATCTACAACATCTTTGGCTGCTTTGCTAATTTTAGCGGTCAGCTCCAGTCCATTCTCGGTAGTTTTTAAGCCAGTGGCCCTACCAATAGGTCTGTTATAATCGTGGTTGAAAAGAATAATGGGGTTCTTTTCAAAATTTTTCAACCCACCTTTAGTCCATGCATCAACTGAAATTGAGTCACCTGCGCGATCAAAGTCATGTGTGCTTGCCATACCACGAATCATAACACTACCATCCTCGTCAGTATGGGACTTAAAAGTAGAGGTGAGATTAAATATTTTCTCCATTTGCCCCCTCTGTTTCCGCTTCTGCGGTCTGTGCCTTCTTAAGCTCCTCCAAAGGATCGGCTTCTATAGGCTTTACATTAGTCAGTCCTTTCATAATATCTGGACAAAACGATTTAGTATATTTCTCCATAATCGACCACGATCCAAATATCTTCTTTACAGTAGGTATTTTTATCTCTTTTGGTCTATTCTCATCGAGTGAGAAATCTCTTGGGCTCGGAATGTATCCTTTCTCTGCGAAGTACATTGCCATTGTAACTGCCATCTGTTTCTTTTGCTTTGACGATCCCGCCATTTATTCTTCCTCTTCTTCGGTTGGTCTTCCGCCTTCGTCTGGGTTTGCTGCACTTCCTGCTATATTAGCAGGCACTCTTACGTCATCTTGTCCTGTCACAGGCTCGAATCCGAGCTGTTCTCGTGCTTCGTTCACTGTGATTATACCTCCATTTACAAGAGAGGTATAGTAAGAAGATTGGTCTCGCATCTCAGGCTGTAAAGCAGGTATATCTGTAATGTCTTCTTTTATCTTGAACCCAAAAAATCTTTCGAATCCAAAGTTTATTTTTCTAACTATAGGTAATATAGTCTCAAGATAGTACAATCGTAAATTCGGGCGAATGTTGGCGTTGTTACCAGAGTCCATTAAAATTGGAGGGACTCCAAGTGCCTTCAATATTATCTTTTCATTTTCTGCTATCGAATTTTGAAAATCTAAATCTTTAAAATTTGTATTTGAGTACGAATCTATTTCAATACCGCCATCCAGAATTAAAGGCCTTTTTCCGCCTGCATCTGGTCTATATCGTACTCCCCAAGATTGTATCATTCTTTCCTTGATCTTCTCTGACAGCGTATTTGGGCTTTTCAGTACAAGACCTGGGACTGCTCCGTTCTTGAAAAAGTTATCCTGAAACTTTCTCATGTTCGCCATGAGCTGCATAGTTCTAAGAGCGGGGCTGAGTCTGGGAACTCCTCTGTATATTGAGTAGAAGGAGTTTTCTTTGATATGAATTATCTCTTTGGGAGAGTAGTCAACTTCACTACTAAATGTATACTTCTCTACATAAGTGTCCTTACTGGATACAATCTGCATCTTACTAGAGGGAAGATGGTATAGATGTACTCCGTCAAAATATATGAAGATGTTTCCGTCTAGTATAAAGTCTGTAATTAAGTTTCTTTTAAACGTATTTATATCTTGGTAAAGATTTGGCTCATAGTTGAGAAGTGTATCAACTTTAGCCCGTTTTATTCCTTTTAAAACACCATGCAAACGTTGAGACCCTACGATAGTTGCGGGAATCTCAGCAGCATCATCTACAATCATATTGACTGCACGATTTACGATTTCTAGCTCTTCGTACTGTCGTTCATAGCTGACAGTAGGTTCACGAGTACCCTGTGTATCACCACCAATGTACTGCTGAGAAGGATTTAACTTTTCTTCGTCTTTCCTTCCTAGAAATCTGTCATACCATGCCATGTTTTTCTCTTTGTATCTCTACCCAGCGTATTTGTTTTCGTGCTGTTCCTAAACCTGGGTCTCTTCCATATACTTTATGTAGTTGTTGGTGGTGCTTTCGACACAGAGTAACAGTATATTCGTAAAGTTCGTCGTGGTGTTCCTCTATAAAGTCTTCTCTTATTGCTAGTATGTACTTAGGGTCTAGATCGTTTTTCTTCAACCATTTGTGCACCAACGGTGCAAGCGAATAGTAATGGTGAAAATCAAGCTTAGTCATCACACCACAAATGTAACACTCCGATGCCTTTTCGTACTTATTCTTTGCTTTGTCTCGAATATACTTTACTACGTCTCGTTTTAGTTCAGGCATCGGGGTTTTCGATTTCTAAATTTTTATTAAAAGAATTATACCTAGTTTGGGATATCATGTCAAACATTATTTTTGACCAGGTATCCTAAAAACTTATTGCCGAAGTCTCAAATGAGTATAATGCATACCTCAACGCGTCGGCCATGTGCGATGCATAATTGTGTTTCGGTTTCTCTTTAAGTAGGTTTGGATTGGGGTCCCATTGGTATTGATCTAACGCTGAGAGAGATTCTTTACACGTCTGCTCAACAAGTAATTGATCATTATCTACTATTCCAGCTACCTGCGCGATACCATCCAATACGGATTTCTTTGCGTTAATTGTTGAAATATCGTAATTCTGTGCAAAGTCGAACCTGGTCTGCTGTGCAGCAGAGTCAATATAAATGTAGTCAATACCCCATTTATCAATTCGTTTTTGTATTTCTTTTGCGTGGTTTTCTGTTGTTTGTTCTGCATCTAAGTATTCATCCAGTAGGTAAAACTTTTCCTCGTCCCAGTCATAAGCGATTACACAAAAGGCCGTAGGGTCTCTGTAGCCCACATCAAGTCCCGCAAAGACATCCATTTTGGACGTGTCGATCTCTTCGAAGTTGCCAATGCATTCCTCATGATTAAAGTTCCAAATCTGTCCCTCGTATGTGTTGAAGTCTGCTTCATACTCTTGTCGAAACTCAGCCTCGGACATAGATTTTCGAGCTTCCGCAATATCCGTTTCAGACATTCTAGGATTATCTTTATAAGTAGCGCGAATAGACGCCCACTCCTTGAACTCATCTGAAAAGCCTCTGTAGAAAAAATCTGAGAACCAGTTGTTCTTTCCTCTTGGCGTTGATATAAAAATCGCCTTTGAATTATCTTTATCTAGTGTGGGACGTAGTGCTACATTAAAAGCGTCCCTGCCATCGGCCAAAGCAGCCTCATCGAAGATGATAAGGTCGTAGCTACGACCAACGCAGCTATCAACCTGATTAACACTTCCCATTCGAATTGTGGATCCATTAGTTAACTCTATTACTTTATCTTTTGCATTGTCTTTCGCAACTTCTAAATCAAAGTGCTTTATCAGGTTTCTTTGCAAATCAAAAGAAATCTGAGACAAGGCATAGTTGGGGGACATTATGAGTATGTTTGAGTTGGGCACTAATGATACCAGCTGCCCGATTATGTTTGCGATGTAGGTCTTACCCTGCCTTCTCGAAACTGCCGCACATACAAAACGGTATTTCGGATTGTTGATCGCATTTATGATAGCCACCTGACTAGCAAGTGGCGTTATGCCGAGTAGTTCCAAATATGGGTCTACTGGTAATTTAAGAAACCTCGTCTCAGATTGTAACTCTAGTAGCTTTTCAGACACTACGTCTGTTCTGCTAATCTCTACTGCCATGACTACCTCTTACTTTTTACTTCCTGTGTATAATCCAAACCATGCAGCTCCAGCACCTACTATAATTGAAATAAGTCCTGCTTGCTGTGAGTTAGGATCGGGCAACCCCATAAACCACATGGTGCTGTAGTACAGAAGAAAAATATAGACGCTTAGAAATGCCCTTGGGAATATTCTCCAGCTGTCTACGGCTTCCGCCAAGTCTATCCACTTCTGGTATTTGTTTTTTCCCTCTTCGCTCATGATTTCTCCTTAACGTGCGTGCCTCTTTTCTTATGACCGTTCCAAGCCACAAACCCCGCAAGTCGGAGCGTCCAATAAGCTAAGTAGTTTAAAAACTTGAATCCATTTACTTCAATGCAAATGTCTCGAAAGATTCTGTCCCAATGTGCTTGATTCCTATACCCCATGGTTGTACCGTCATCATGCAGTAGTGTTGCGTACTTGTACCCGTAGTCATGCACTAGTCCACCTATGAGGAGAACTCCTACAGGCGAAAGAAAGGTTGCAAGAAACTTCGGTACAGAAGCTCCGTCAAACTGAAAGCCTGCGGGAATCATATAGTTTCCACCCTCTAACGTAAACCAGAAGTCCTCTGCGACCTCCCACTTTCGAGTACCGAGAAGCCACAGAAGGATGCCTTTCCAAAACCCTTTGTCTTTTGTTTCTATTGGTATAGGTTGTAGTACAGGCATACCAAAGGGCATATTAAAACCTACGCGCTGTTCTCCTTGACCATCAAACCAACTGATCACAAAACCGATTAAGACCAGAACGATCAGTACGCTCCATTGCCAAAAAGTTGTTGCAAGTTCTAAAAGTATATCCATTACCACTTTACCTTATTCGCCCAGTAAGCTGCTGACATTTTCCCTTTAGCAATATTCTTACGGTGACGAGCTTTGAAAGATGCACGCTTTTTCTTCATGCGCTCACTTTCACCTTTCTTTGGTTTACCAGCCGTTTTAGCTCCTTGCTGCCCAAAACGAATAGTCTTTATTTTATTGCCAACCTTTGCCACAACTATGTGAGACTTCTTTGGGTGGCTAGGAGTACGCTTGGGCTTGTTGAAACCTTTAACGCCTGCTCTTTTTAGTCTTGGATCTTTTTTTCTTGCCACGCTTCTTCCTCTTATGGGCAGAATCTTTCATGAGTTTGCCGCCGGGCATAAAATGATAGCCTTTCGGAGCTTTCTTTCCTTTATAGGTTTTTCTCATACCCTTATTTACCTTTGAGGCTACTCTTGTAAGTAGCCCGCTTTTCATAAGTTTATCAAAACGTTTTAACAGCTTAGTAAGACGGTTTTTTCTTCTTACCACGCTTTTTCTTCTTTTTGGGATATCCTACACCTTTTGGCATTATGATTCTCCACAGCTACAAGGACTACATTTACAAACTTCACACATAATCTACTCCTTTTTCTGGAGTTTTACCTCCAGCTCTTTGATCTTTAACTCTAGTTCCCGCACCCTCAATACAGTTGCCTGCACTTCAGGTGGAGGACTGAAGTTGTTGATCCACTCTTCACTTTCTAAAACATCTTCTTTTACCAAATCCAAGTCATGGCGTAAGAAAGTCAGCCTCTCTGTAATTCCAGTGTATGCGTATACAGAGATGGCTGTAAAAGCTACCAAGCCCACAAGATTCTTGAGTGGTATTGCTAGTTCTGTGGTATCATTTATCTTTGTCGCCATTATATGTTAAATCTAAATCTTCCCATGATTTGTCTGGGTGGAATCAACTCTATGCCTGTTGCGGATACTCCAAATACATCAGTCATACGTGAGTTTACTCCTGCTTCGTCTGTTATGTTATAAGCCATCAAATCGAATCCAATTCTATCGTTTGATAAGTCATAGCTAAGTAAAACATTGACGATATTGTAACTCGGTACTGTGTCAACTGTTGGGTTATTTATTACCCTCTGTTGAAACTCCCCTCGGTGTACATACTCTACAATTCCTGTAAAGAGTCCCGAAGTAAAAAACTTCTCATACTTCAAACTTACGTTTGCGGTCATGCCTGGAGTCTTTGCCAAGTCATTTCCTTGTA